TCATCATCTTGCGATAACAAGTTACCCGGATATGATGGGTCTTGCTTCAACCCTTCCTTATTGTCGTATATCGAACCGCTCACAAAAGTTATGCTCTTAATAAAGTCCTCTGCATACAACCCACTCTGCTCTATCAACGGATGAAATAAGGATAACTGCTACAGCCATAGAATCTATTACTAAGAAATATGGAAGTTTAGAGAAGGGATTTATTGCGCTACTGGAAAGCGAAGAGCCTACTTTGATTAAATTTGTGTTTGAACACGCTGCTGGTAAACCAAGGGAGAAGTTAGATGTTGATATGAATCAGGAGATTGAACACGTTCAGGTTATACAGTTGCCAAGTAATGGTAGAGCGATAAATACTGGATTGCCACGAAATAATATATCAGAGAATTAATGGCTAAAACGCCCACCACTAAAAAGCAGATAAGTTATATTAAGCCTCAACCCGGTTATCAGGAGATAGCGTTGAGCAGCGAAGCCGATATTGTTATTGGTGGGGCAGCTGCATTTGTGGGAAAGACTTATGCTTTACTTTTGGACCCATTGCGTTATGTGGGTATAAAGGACTTTGGTGGTGTGATATTTAGGAGAACAAGTGTGCAGATACGAAACGAGGGTGGGTTATGGGATACGAGTATGGGTTTATATCCGATATTGAACGCACAGCCGAGGGAATCGTCATTGGATTGGAATTTCCCATCCGGAGCAAAGATTTCGTTTCGCCATTTGGAGTACGAGAAGAATAAGTTCGATTGGCAAGGGTCGCAGATACCTTTTTTGGGTTTTGATGAGTTGACTCACTTTTCTGAGTCGATGTTTTTCTATTTATTGTCAAGGAACAGGTCTAACTGTGGGGTGAAGCCATATGTAAGGGCAACTTGCAATCCCGATCCGGAGTCGTGGGTCTATAAGTTGATTGACTGGTGGATAGACAAGGAGACTGGCTATCCGATATTAGAGAGAAGGGGTGTGTTGAGATATTTTATCAAGTATGGGGATAGCTATATTTGGGGTAGCAGCTATGATGAGGTAAAGGAGAAAGCGTGGCATATTATCAGTCCATTGATAGAGCAGAGCGGACTGTATGCAGAGGACTTTATTAAGAGCATAACTTTTGTGAGTGGTTCGATATACGATAATAAGGAAGGGTTGAAGCAAGACCCATCCTATCCGGGTAACTTGTTATCGCAAGATGATGAGACAAGGAGGCAACTATTGGAGGGCAGATGGAAGGTGAGTGCATCGCCCAATGATATTTTTGACCACGGGATGTTTTTAGGTTGCTTTGACTCTGTCAAGGAAGTGAACAGAAGGGGTAAGTTCATAACAGCGGATATTGCGATGAAGGGTTCAAATAAATTGGTGGTGGGATATTGGGAAGGATTTGAGTTGATGGACATCGAGATAATGGACAAAAGTGATGGTAAGCAAGTTGTCGACTTAATTAATAAGTTAGCAGAGAGATATAATGTAGAAAATCGTTACATTTGTTATGATAGTGATGGTGTGGGGTCTTACATAGATGGATTTATCAAGGGTGCAGTTCCATTTAATGGAGGTGTAACGGCGATGGCAGTCCAAGATAAGACAAGTGGCAAGATGATAAAGGAGAATTATTTTAACTTAAAGACTCAATGCTATTATCGTTTAGGCGATAGGGTTAATAGAGGTGATGTTAAGATAAATGAGAAGGTGTCATCAAAGATGTACAACAACAATATGACTGTCAAGCAAAGATTTCTGTTCGAGCGTAAAGCCATCAGGAGGGATAAGGTTGATAGTGATGGCAAGTTGAAAATAGTGAGTAAGGATGAGATGAAATCTAAGATGGGTGGAGATTCGCCCGATTTGATGGATATGTTGATGATGAGAGAAATATTTGAATTGAAACCAAAAATAATATTTGCATATGCGAATAATTGATAAACTCTTCGGCACTCCGAAGATTGTAAAGGACTTACAAAGTCAGGTTAAAGCGTTACAGAGAACATCAATGGGAATGACGATAAACGCTTCGACTTCCATCTTTCCAAATTACCAAATATTAGAAGAGATTGACAGCTACTTAACGATAGATGACATCTATTCAATAATTAGCTTTTTAGCGGAGACAGCAGCAAGAGTTTCCTTATATGCATACGAGATAGTGGATGAACCAGCGATGAAGTCGTATAAGAAATTCGGACAGACAACATTACAAGGAAGATATTATCAAAGAAAGGCGATGTATGAACTGGCGGACAACGATAAGTTCGTGCAATTTATGGACTCGATTTCTTACGAGCAGAAGGTTCAATTTTATTCCATTCTTTACATAACTGGAGAGTTATTTATTTACAAAGATGTTGTGGAGTTGGGTCCGAATGCTGGGAAGGTAAATCTTCACACTTTGAACAATCAAAATGTAACGATAATCATAAGCGAAGATTTCCCACAAAGGATATTGGGATATAAATATTTTGATGTGGGATTCGATGGTGCATTTACACCTGATGAAATTATTCACGTTAAATATTTCAATCCAAGCTTCACTAACGGCAACCAATGGAGGGGATATAGTCCACTTCAGGCATTAAGCAAGAGACTGACGAGAATGAATGCGAGTATGGATGCTTCTGTTGCACAGGTTCAGAACGGAGGCGTACCGGGTATAGTGTACGAGAAGAGCGACTATGCTATTGAGACACTTGGACAGAGGAAGAATGACTTTGCGAATTACTTGAAGAATAGCAGCAACAAAGGTGCGCCATATTTTGCCGCTGGAGAGATGGGATATATTGAGTTGGGACTTTCGCTGAGTGATATGAACGTGGTGGACTTACAGGCGATTGATTTTACTAAGCTGTGTAATGCGTATAAACTACCGGAGGTTCTTTTAAATAATCACAAGGCATCAACAGACAATAACGTATCGTGGGCAGAGAAGAGGCTGTACACGAATAGCATACTGCCGAATATCCACTTGCTAAAGGATGCGATAATGAAGTCAATCCTTCCAATGTACAATGACAATATTAAAAGAACGATAGAGATAGACCTTTCAGATATTCCATCATTGCAAGAGGATATGAAGGCACAAGCGTCTGCATTAAATGAGATGTGGTGGATCACTCCAAACGAGAAGAGAGATATGCAGCAGTTCGAGGAACTTGATGACCCGATTATGAACCAAATCGTGATTGATTCGAGCAAAATGTTACTGAGGGATTTGGATGGGAATATTCCTGATGTAACAATGCCTGAGGAAGGATAATATGGATGAGAAAAGCATAGAGCAAATCGTAAGCATCATAAACAAAAAGATTATGATGACTTTATTGGAACAATTGCCAACGCCATCTTGCCAACTAAAGAGGCAGAGGAACGAATGGAAAATTAGAGAGGTTAAAAAAAAGTTGGCTGAAATTTTAAATAGCAATGACAAAAGCTGAGCAAAGATTATATTGGATTAAATTTTCGAGGTTCCAGCAGAGGTATGAGAAAGCCTTTACCAATAAATTCAGAGCAGCTTTGCAGACGCAAGTAAAAGCGTACATAAAGACAAGGGACTTGATGTCCATCCCGACTTTTCCCATTTACAATTATATGAACCAGTTGTACAACACCGTTGGTCCAGCTTGGGCAAAGGTGGTAATGGCGAACACTCCAAAGCAAGGTAGGATGGGATTCAATGAAGAGATAATCGCATTGATGAAGCAATACTACAACATTGACTTGTTGAACGATGCAGAGTTGATGACAGCATATAGTAGGGAGGTTATTGCAAGGGTATTGAGCAAAGCAGCAGACGAGGGATGGAGCATTGATAAGATAACGGAGGAACTGCTGATGCATCCTGAGTTTGGAAGAATGAGAGCAATGAGGATAGCGAGAACGGAGACCATAACGGCAGCGAATGGGGCAGCAATGTTATATGCTCAAAAGTCTGATTTAATATTGGATAAGATATGGATAGCGGTGAAGGATAAACGCACAAGGCATAGCCATAAAGGAGTTGATGGTGCTGTTGTAGGATTCAACCAGCCGTTTAATGTTGGAGGGGCAGAGATGATGCAACCGGGCGTAAGGGTACAACCTAATGGACTGCCAGTTCCAGCAGAACAAGTAGTGAATTGCAGATGTACGGTTGCCTTTATTCCTAAAAGGGATGAGAATGGTCGGCTTTTGCGTTCAGTATAGGTTCTCTATCGTAATTCCTTTTTTCGGTTAATCTGTCTCTTTCTATTTTATCATAAATTGCAGCTTCTACAAATTTTGATAATTTAAAAATTGGTGGGAGGGAATTTCTTAGATGTTCGTAAGCCTCATCAGAGATTCTAACATTTTTGCCTTTTGACATAATAATTTTTAATACAAAATAACACAATTAAAATTGAAATAAAATAAATAAAAAACAATTAACTTTATAACGTGGATAAAATATATGTTTACAAGAACGATAGCGTAGGTGCTTCAATATCAGATGCAGACCCAAAGAAAGGGATTGTAACTGGATATTTTAGTCGTTTTAACAATGTTGATGCAGATGGCGATATTATTAAAAAGGGTGCTTTTGCAAAAACAATAAAAGAGCAAGGTCCATCATCAGCACAGCCAAGGATAAAGCATTTGCTAAATCACGATCCATCACAGCCATTAGGCAAGATAATGAGCCTAAAGGAAGATGCAACTGGACTTGTTTACGAATCGCAAATTGGTTCGCATAATTTAGGAAAGGATTTTATTAAGATGATTGAGAGCGGTTTAATAACTGAGCATTCAATCGGATTTAAAATAATGAAGAGAAATCAAATTCAAGCTTACGAAGAGTATATGAAAAATCCATCCAAAGGGTGGTATGACATAACTGAAGTAAAACTTTACGAAGGTTCTTCTTTGACAGCGTGGGGAGCGAATCCATTAACACCGATAACTTCTTTGAAGTCTGAGGTAGATGTAGATTTGGTGATAAGCCAAATGTTAGCGATAGAGAAGTTCTGTCGCAACTCTGATGCAAGTGATGACACAATAGAAATGTTGTTATTGCATTCAAAACAATTGACACAATTTATATGCGATATAAAAAATGCCACAGAGCCGATTGTAAGCACTCTGCCGGAAGATAACATTGCAGATATCATTCGTGAATTTAATAACAATTTAAAAAATTAAAAAGTGGATAAAAAAGAATTACTTACCGAATTAGAAGGTCTGAAGTCGACACTTGAAACTTCAATCTCCGAAAAAACTAAGTCTGAAATTGCTGAGCAATTAAAATCAGTTGTTGCAAGTATAGACGAAAAAATCAGTGCTTTTCAAGCATCAAACGATTCAGCAGATTCTGTAAAAGAAATGTCTGAAGAAGTTAACAAAATTAAAGCTGAACAAGCTGCCATTCTTAAAGGATTTGATATTCTTCAAGCAAGGGTTAAAAACACAAAAACAAGTAACGTGGAAGCGAAAAAATCATTTGGACAATTGTTCCAAGAAGGTTTGGAAGCAAATTTCGATGCTATCCAAAACGTAAAGAAGGGTCAACCATTTAAAATGGACATCAAGGCTGTAGGCACGATGACTCTTAGTAACAACTTAACTGGAGATGGTACTGCGTCATACTCTGACAGACAAGCTATCTTACCAGCACAAAAAATCAACTTTAGAGATTTGATTCCAACTGCAATCTCTCCAACTGGTCTTTACGTTCAATATCGTGAGACTGGAACAGAAGGTGCTTTGGCTCAACAAACTGAAGGAAATGCTAAAGGACAAATCGATTACGATTTTACTGAAGTTAAAGTTGTTGAAAATTACATCGCTGGTTTTGCTCGTTTCTCTAAGCAAATGGCAAAACAACTTCCTTATATGCAATCTACTCTTCCTCGTTTGTTGATGAGAGATTTCTATAAGAAAGAGAATGGCTTGTTTTATGCTTCTGTATGGGCAGCTGCTGCTGGTTCAACCACAACTGCTGAGACTGATGATATCAAAGCAATAATGGATTTGTTAGCTAACCAAGCTAATGCAAATTACAATGCTTCTTTTGCTATCGTTAACCCATCTCAGATGGCTCGTTTGAATAAGTTACTTTACACTAACGGTTACTATCAAGGTAGTGGTGGTGTAGTATCTGCTCCAAACGGCGGAATAACAATCGGTGGAACTCCAATCATCTCTGCTTCTTGGGCAACTGATGACAGAGTGTTAATCATCGATGCTGATTACCTTGAAAGAGTTGAGACTGAAGCTTTAACTGTTGAATTCTCTATGGAAGATTCTGATAATTTCCAAAGAAACTTGATTACTGCTCGTATCGAGTGTCAAGAAGAAATCAACTTAATGTTACCAGCTTCTGCAATCGCTCTTGACTTAGGTAATGTTGCTTAATTGAGTGTAGTTTTTAGTGTGTAGATAATAAGGCCCTGCCCAAATGGGTGGGGTCTTTTTAAATTAATAATATGTTATACAACAGCATTTCAGATGTTCAATTCGATGACGCATCTATAACCGAGCCAGTAACTTTAGCAGAAGCAAAAAACTTTTGCAAAATTGATATAGATACTGATGATGTGTTAATTGAATCAATCATAACGAGTGCAAGAGAGATGTGCGAGGACTATACGAATATTGGATTTGTAGTTCACGATGCCATTGCAGTAATTAACAATCCAAATGGTGGAGTCCCTTTGCCATATGGACCAACCGGAGCAATATCAGAAGTAAAAAATGCTGATGGGGATATTTTGGAAGTAGAAGACCAGTACACATTATCAGGCAACCTATTTAAAAGCATTTTAACGCCAAAGGAAGATAGGCTGACTATAACTTATACCACAGGGTATGAAGTGCTTCCAAATCGCCTAAAATTAGCCTTGCTGAACACAATATATTATCTTTACGATAACAGAGCGCAGTCAGTTAACCATATCTACGATAAGAACGTGCCTATGATTGGAAATATAGGTCCAATTAGCGAGATGATATTAAAACCATTAAGCCGTGTTATATAAACTCAACGGAAGGATAACAGTTAGGAGATGGACAACAGTCAAGAACGAATTTGGTGGACTTGTTCCATTGCAAGTTGCATCTTGGGATAAGTGGGCAGAGGTAAGAGCAAGTAGTTGGGTTAATCTTGATATTTTCAATACAAGACCCGGCAGAACAAATAATGATTACGACCAAAGTAAATGGGAGTATGATACAACAATTATAATGAGATACGAGAAGGAAAGACCAACTCGTTCAAACGATACAATTGAGTATGAAGGGCAAATTTACACTATCAATAGCATAGCTGTAAATACTGAGTATTCAAAGAATTACGAGGTTATAAAATGCACAAAGATTGACCAAGATATAAATGATGATGCACCAATGGATACAGACAATATCAAAGTAGCAAATTATACAGCAACAGGCGGTGAGTACATTATCACTTTGCCTGAGTTGATTGGTAAAAATGTTTTTGGAGCATTTAAGGATGGTATTCAATTCGTTGTAAAGACATCAGGAAGTGCAAATGGCAAAGAGGTTGTATTTAATGTGTCAACAGGAGTTTTAACTTGGGGGCAATTGTTTGAGGCTGGAGAAGTAGCAACAATTTTATACTACTAATATGTTTACAATTGATGTAAGAGGATTGGATAAAACTTTAAAGAACATCGGAGATATGTCCGATACTTTGAAGAAGGAACTTGGATATGAGTTACAAGCTTGGGCAAAAGATACATCAAGGGATGCAAAATTATTAGTTAGTTTAAATTCGGACTCAGGTACGCTTCAAAATTCAATCCATTACGAAGCAAATGGATTGACAGCATCAGTATCATCATCAGCAGAATATGCTGCTTTTGTTGAGTTTGGAACACGCAAATTTGCTACACAATACGTTGCAACTTTGCCTCCTGATTGGAGGACATACGCAGCTACATTTAAGGGTAAAAAAACAAGTGTTCAAGGTGGAGTAATGGCAAGATTAATAGCTTGGGGAAAGAGAAAAAATATGGATGATAAACAAGCTTATTTTACAGCTTTAAAAATATTAAGAGAAGGCTCAAAACCACATCCATTTTTGTACCCTTCAGTTAATAAAAATTTGCCTATTTTTATAAAGAATGTAAAAGCATTATTCAAATGATAGATGTAAATTCATCAGTTTTACAAGCATATTACGAGGTCATAGATGGCTTGGACATTCCAGTATATGAGGGCGAAGAACCGGACAATGTATTGGACAAGATTTATGTCGTTTTGAATGATGCAGTATCGAATGAAACATCTACGGATAATTCATCTGATTTGCAAATGACCATTCAAGTTTCCATCCATTCTTGGGAGCATAAATATAACAACTCTAAGCAGTTAAATTTGACTGCTGGGCAAATCCTTAGTGCTATCAAGCCGACATCTACAAGCGTCTTAGATTTGTCAGGATTTGGCTTACAGATGCTAAACTTGACTCTTCAGACCGATAGGACAGATAGATTAGGTGAGTTATCGGGAAGAATATATATTACGAGAAATTTGATTTTTAAACAGGATATTTTCATAACTTCATAATAAATTTAAAACAATGGCAGAACACAAAGTTTCAGGCGGTACAATGTTATTATTCATTGATCCAGCCGGTGGTACAACATACGATATGGTAGTATGTTTAACTACAGTAGGTAAATCAAATACAATAAATGTTGTGGATGCAAGTTCAGCTTGTGGTCCTGACAAATCTCCCGGTACTTTGGAGATAAGTTACTCTTTTGAAGGACAACATTTGCAAGACCCAATTACTGGTAAAATATCAGGAACATCTTTACTTCAGTTGCTTAGAGCAAAAACAACTGTTGGATTTAAGATTGCTCCCGAAACTCCAGTTGCTGGAGATGAAATCGAATCAGGTACAGGATACTTCTCTGAATTATCTTCAACTTATGCTTTCGATTCAGTAGGTACATTTACTGGAACATTGCAACCTTACGGAACACCAAGTTTATCAATAGACTAAAATAATATAGCATATGGCAGAACATAAAGTTCAGCCATCAACTATGTTATTATTTATCGACACTACTGGTGTTGGTGATAATTATGATGCAGTTGTGTGTCTGAAAAGTATAACCAAGAATCATAGCGTCAATACAATTGATGCTAATTCTTGGTGTGGTATAAAGAAGATACCCGGTGTTATAGAGACATCATATAATTTCGAAGGACTTCAATTAGAAGACCCAGCTGCTGATACATTATCATCAACTTCATTAATATCTTTATTGCTATCGAAAACAAAAATAGCATATAAGATTGGACCCGAAACTCCGATAACTGGAGATACAACAGAAACAGGACTTGGATATATTACAGAAATCTCATCAAGCTATTCATTTGATTCATTTGGTAGTTTTAGTGGGACTATAGAGTCATATGGCATTCCTACAATAACAGTAGAATAAAAATATCATATTATGGCAGAACATAAGGTCGCTGGTGGTACAATGCTATTGTTTATCGACCCAACTGGCGGTACTGATTATGATATGGTTGTATGCTTAACATCTGTAGGTAAAAACAACAGCGTTAATGTTATTGATGGCAATACAATGTGTGGTTATGATAAGACAGTTGGTGATGTAACCATTGATTACAACTTTGAAGGATTTCATTTACAAAACCCTGATACTGGAAAGATATCGGGGACTTCGCTTTTGGAATTATTAAGAAACAAAACAAAAATAGGTTTTAAGATTGCTCCCGAAAGTTTAGTAGGAGGTGATGAGATTGAAGAAGGAACAGGATATATAACTGAGTTATCAGCAACATATAGTTTTGATGCAGTTGGTAGTTTTAGTGGAACAATCACTCCGAATGCAATTCCTGTTATTACAATAGGTCCAGCAGACCCTTATTTAAGAATGACATTTAGCGATGCATCATTTCCTGTCGGAACACCAACAAATGTTTCTGATTGGAATGCATTTTTTGATTTACCTACAAATGGAACAGCTTTTACGAGTGCAGAAATAATTGATTCTACAGTTTATTTAAGAGGCGGTGCAAACATAACAATTAAACAAGAATTGTTTTTAAACAATTATAATTTAACGGCAATAAATGATTTGGCTGATTGCATAAAAATAATAGAGGAGGCTGCTTTTTCTTCTTGCATAAATTTAAAATCCATAGAATTACCTAAAGTAGAAAGCATTGGATATACTTCCTTCTCATCAACAACAAGTACAATTTATAATTTTCCAAGCTGCATTAATATATCAGAAGGAGGATTTATAAATTGTGGGGATGGCGTGCAATTTATTTTCCCTAAATGTATTAATATCGAATCAATTGCATTCTATAATTGCACAGATGCATTAGTTTTTGATTTGAGAAAATGTGAGCATTTGGGGCCAACAACCGCCGATGATTCTGTATTTGAATTGATTAGTGGGCAAACTATAACTTTGACAATTCCAGCTGCACTAATGACTTGCAATGCTGGTACTGAGGATAGAGACATAGAGTATTTGAATGTAAATAATGATGTAACAATAGTAACTGTATAAAATATATATTTCACAATAAAAACTACACAAAAAAATGAGTTATTTACAAATTGAACTTGGCGGAAAAACCAGAGGGTTGAAATTCAACCAGTTAGCAATTGAATTGATGTCAACAATCAATGACACATCAACTGCAACAGGCTTTCTTTATGCATTGATTTATGCCGGAATGAAAGGCAATAGTTATGTAAAAAGAGAAGAGGCAGACTACACGTTTGAAGAGGTTTGTGATTGGATAGATTTAATGGAGAATAAAAATGAAGTAACTGCAAAGGTAACAGCAGCTTTGACTGAAACGCAAGTGTGGAAGGACTTAACAAACATTAAGTCTGATGTGAGTGATGACAAAAAAAAAGTGGAAGAGAACTCGCCTACGACAACTTAAAATTTGCTTTAGGTAAGCTTGGATGGACTGCTTATGATTACTACACATCCTTGCCAATCGAGTTCTACGCAGCGTGTGAAGGTTACTTAGAGAAGGGCGAAGACTTTGCAAAGGTGATAAGATTTGGATGTTTTAGGGTTGCAGAGTCTTTCGCTGGGAGCAAGGCAATAGGAAGTTTGGAAAAGTTTTGGCCGATGGAAAGGCAAGATAAAAAAGCTGAGCCAATAAGTGCAGAAAGAATAAAAGCAATTTTTGAAAGGCACAATATAAAGAGTAAGAAATGAGTGAAGAAATAAAGGTCATACTATCTGCTGACGCATCCGAAATGGCTGCGGAACTTCAGAAAGCTGAAAATGAATTAAGGAGGTTTCAATCCGAATTAAAGAAAGCTACTGATGTTACTACTATTCAAACTCTTCAGACAAGCATCACTCAATTAAAATCAAAGATAGAAGTATTAGGAGCATCAGAGCAGAAGTTTG